GCAGCTATTAACGCAACTGCAGTCGCAACCGCAGCTGAAGTAGCTACAGGATATATTACATCAACATCTGCAGCAGGAACAAGTATTACATTTCCAACTGGAACTCTTTTAGGCGCTGAATTACAGGCAACTGCAGGGACAGTTCTTGATGTAGTCGTTGATAATACCGGTGGCGCTAGCACAGTAACAATGGTTGTTGGTACTAACGCAATTTTATCAGCCGCAGCAGCCGCTGTAGCCGCATCATTCGGGCTACTTACTGTACCTGCGGGTGTAACTGGACTAGCACGATATACTTTATTATTTAGTAGTGCTACTGCTTATACTATTACACGTACTGCTTAAATAGGAGAATAGACAATGGCTATAACAACAGATATATGGGCCGTCACTCCTAGCTTTTCAGCTACGCTATATAGAGATGCTGCTGTTATTAGTGGCGCAGGCGATGTTACTCTAAAAACTAATCAGCCTCTAGATAATGGTGCAGGGTATAAAATTCTATTTACTTGTGCAGGCGATGCAACTGCCGCTACATTTACTATCACTGGATACAAGGTTGGGGATTTAACTCAGTCAGTAACCACTGAAACTGTAGATGGCGTTAATACCGACACTGCAACTTCCACAAACTATTATTCTAGAGTTACTAGCATTTCTTCCGATGCAGCTGTAGCAACCAATGTAAGTATTGGTAATGCTATTGCTAATGGAACTGCTCTACCCAGAGCAAGAATGAAAGGATTTTATTTTGTAGGTTCTGCAGGAGCAGGTAGTGTTACATTAACCTTAAATGGTAATGCAGCATCAGATAAAGTTTTATTAAGTATAGCTGCTCCAGCTGCAGTCGAGTCACAACAAATGGCTTTACCCGGTGATGGAATTTTAATTAACGGAACTGATGCACTTGCGTCGTTTGGGGTATTAACTCAAACAACTCAAGTTACATCATTAACGGTATTCTGTGGATAAAATATGGACGAAGAGCCCAAACCAACTAAGAATGAAGATCACCTCGAAGAACTGAGGCGTTGGTTTGAAGCATTAGGAGATTGTGTATAATGGAAATGATAAAAATGGATGAATCGACGAAACACTTACTAGACGCTACGTCTATCTTCACGGCTGTGGGCTCAATGCTTTCATGGCTTCCTCATATGGCTTCACTATTTACTATTATATGGATGGTTATTCGTATTTGGGAAACCAATACGGTACAAAAGCTATTTGGTAAAAAAGAAGTTATTGAAGACGAAGGTGCTAAACCAAGAAAGCCTGAAGCTTCAAGTAACAGGATTAATAAGTAATGCCCGTAAAAAGTAAAAAGCAGAAAAAGTTTATGCAGGCAGTGGCTAATAACCCAGAGTTTGCTAAAAAAGTAGGCGTTAAACAATCAATTGGACGAGAGTTCACTAAGGAGAAAAGCATGAATACCAAAAGAATGAACCGCCTTGAAGAATTAGGCAGAGTAGATAATGAGAAAGCCTATACTCGAAAAGGCAAAGATAATTTGATGGATGAAAAGAAGCGCGTAGTTGGTGAATTAAAAATGAGGAAAGGTGGTAAGGTTAAAAAAACTACCCCTCTCGATTCAAGTATTAAGCCAGGTGGCACACGATTTTTTGATTCAGATGAAGTAAGGGCCGCTAAGAGAAAAGCAGATAAAAAAAACAAAAAAAGAATAGATAAGCAAAGAAAAGAATTAGGATATAAAGCCGGCGGCGCTATAATGAAAGCTAAAGGTAAGAAAATGAAAAAAGGCGGGACAGTTAGCTCAGCATCTAAACGCGCAGACGGATGTGCTACTAAAGGTCACACCCGTGGTCGTATGGTTTAACTAAGGAGAATTAAAATGGCATCATTACAAGACAGACTTCGCCAACAGATCAAAGAAAGAAAAGCGAAGAAAGTAAAAAGTGATTTAAACAACGAAGTCATGAAAGCTGAAAAGCAAAACAAAAAGAATGCAGGGCTAAGAGTCTATGGCAAGATTAATAAAACGACAGAAAAGAAACTTAAGAAAAAAGGCTTGACCGACGCTGAAATCAAAAAACTTAAGAAAAAGGATGTTGATAACAAAGGTAGCTTTGGGGCAAAGGCTAAAAATAAAAGAACATACTTTAGAGACGATAAGTCTACTGCATCTAAGTCTAAATCTACTGCATCTAAGTCTAAGTCTACTGCATCTAAGTCTAAATCTAAATCAGGACCTAGAATGACTTCTATGAAAGCTCCAAGTACTGGACCTAAACCTAGAAATAAAGACCCGAAAGTTGATCTAAAAAAACGCGGACCTTCAGGACCGACTATGACTTCTATGAAAGCCCCAAGTACTGGACCTAAACCTAGAAACAAAGATCCAAAAGTTGATCTGAAAAAACGTGGACCTAGTAGACCAAGCATGACTGGGTTTAAAAAAGGCGGTAGGATTGATGGCTGCGCAATTAAAGGTCACACAAAAGCCAAAAGGGCTAGATAATGCGAGGCTGCCGAGGAATGGGGATTGTAAATCCTAAGAAGATGAAAGCTGGGGGTGATGTATTTAAATCGCATATGATGTATGATATGAAGACGGGCAAAGCAGTTAAAGCTCCCACTAAAGCTAAGCATTTAGAGCTTAAGAAAAAAGGTTATGGACATAGGAAACCAAAAGCATGATGTATTTATTATGGTTTATAGGTGGTGCAATTACTTGGGAATTTTATGGTAGAGATTTATATGTTGTACTAAGGGAGAAAGTATGCAGCATCTTAAAAAAATTACGCTAGTAGTATTACTCTTCATAAGCACTATCGTATTTGCAGGGCAATATCAAGTTTATTATTTGAATCCCAATACAAGGATAGTGCTAGCTAAAACTCCATGTGATAATAATGAGAGGGGCTTTAGAGCAGCAGCACAGAATACTAACCACTCTTTCGTTAAAGGATGTTGGACAGTAACACCTGACAACATGATAAACATTAAGTGGAAGGATGGAGACTTTAGTGTCTTTGGTTCTGATATGTTTAGAGAAGTAGTGGAAACAGAAGTGTTGAGACAATATAAGTAGGTAAACTAAGAAGAGTCGCATCTCTTAGACGTAAAAGGACAACAAGGAAAACATAATGGCTACAACTAACACACATGCATTTAATTTAGACCTTAACCTTCTTGTAGAAGAAGCGTTTGAACGGTGTGGTTCAGAGTTAAGAACAGGATATGATTTAAGAACTGCAACCCGTAGTTTAAATTTACTTACAATAGAGTGGGCTAACCGAGGCATAAATTTGTGGACTGTTGAACAAGGATCAATCCCACTAGTTGCTGGTACAGCCACTTACAATTTGCCCGCGACTACCATCGACCTCATGAGTCAAGTCATAAGAACTGGGACGGGAACGACTCAGTCAGACATAGCTATTTCTAGGGTGTCAAATCCTACTTATGCATCTATCCCAAGTAAGAACGACACGGGCAGACCGATACAAGTTTATATAGATAGACAAGCGGCAATCCCAACAGTAACGATGTGGCCTGTCCCTAATGATAGTACTTATACGCTTGTGTATTGGTATTTAAAACGAATTGATGATGCAGGTACCGGCGTAAACACGCAGCATATCCCATTTAGATTTTTACCTTGTATGGTAGCGGGACTAGCTTATTATCTGTCTCTTAAGATTCCGGAAGCAGCACCAAGAATACAAATGTTAAAATCAGAATATGAAGAGCAATGGTTACTTGCTTCAACTGAAGATAGAGAAAAAGCAACTTTAACCATAGCACCAAGAACATCATACGTATAGGAGATTAAAATGGGTGCAGCAGTAGTAGGAAACATATTAAAAATAGCTCCAAAAGTTCTTAAGACGGCAGCGAAAAAAAGTAAAAAAGTTAAAAAAACTAAAAAAGAAAGAGCTTTGGAGGCAGCAGAAGCTGAAGCAAGATACGAGCAAGGATTAGGGCTGTTTGAAGTTCCTATTGCCGGGTTAAAAAAAGGTGGAATGGTAATTAAAGATAAACAGTATTTGAAGGGGAAATAAGATGACTGATAAAAAGAAAAAAAGAAAGTCGTCGTTAAAGCTTGAAGGTGGAGGAGGAAGACGCAAAGGCACAACATATGGAGGAGGTCGAGCAACGGCACAACTTCCTATTACAGACAACGTAACTCTTGAACCCTATATACAGGGATACGCAGCTAAAGGAGATTGGGGATCAGACGCGGGAATATCAGGTTATGGGGGCTCAGTTACATTTGAGTTTAAAGAAGGTGGGATGGTAATTAAAGACAGAAATTATTTAAAGGGGAAATAAGATGGGCT